TGGCTAGTAAGTTAGCTGCGAGGAAGTATGGTGATCGACAGTCCTTAGAGATAGGGAACATGAAAGACCAGAGCTTCTCTATTAAATGGGATAAATAAAACAATGATGGATAGAATACATAACTTAAAGAACAGATGGAATAACCTAAACAAGAAGGGTAAGACCATTACTGTAGTAGTAGCAGTAGTTATAATTGTACTTATTGCACAGAATATTTAGTGTTATTAGAGATAATAGCATATAAATTAATTGTGTTTGTAGAGGGTGTAGTGGGTAGAAGTGTTGAGTTTGTTAAGAGTAATACAAAAAAGCTCTATACTTGCATGGTGCTTCTCGTAAGAAAAAAGTAATATTTTATGCCAATTATGTTCGTAGTTTGTACATAATTATTTATTAGCTGCACAATATCTGCACACAAAGCTCTAAAAGTATTGATAAATATAGATTAGCACTTCATTAAAGATAATGTGCCTAGCTTTTCCAGGATTTTTATTAGATTGGGCGCAATAAATAAAGCTGCCAACCCCCATCGAGTCTGTGTCATTGCAATAGGGAGTGATTTCAACTCAGAACAAAATTCCCTAAAGCCTGGTGCTGATGAGATGAATCGAACATCCTACTCCCTTCTTACCAAGAAGGTACTCTACCAATGAGTTACACCAGCATAGGTACTAATTATATGAAAAAAGCTAAAAAAAACACAAAAAAAGTTGATGTCTTTGCCCTTATGGTCAAACACATGAATGATAAAACTCCTGTCAAACAAAATTCAGGTCGAGGAGTTATTGCAGATAGTACAGTTTCAAGGATTCAAGACATTTACAACGAGGGCAAGAAAGAGAATGAATGAAATTAAAAATACTAGACCTGTTTTCAGGTATAGGGGGTTTTAGTTTAGGTTTAGAAGCTACAGGTCATTTTGAGACTGCTGCATTCTGTGAGATTGAACCTTACTGTAAACAAGTATTAAAGAAACATTGGCCTACAGTTCCTATTTTTGATGACATTCGTCAACTGAAAGGAACAGATATTGGAACAATCGACATTATTACAGGAGGATATCCCTGTCAGCCCTTCTCAGTCGCTGGAAAACAAAAAGCTGAGCAAGATCCGAGACACCTCTGGCCAGAGTATTTTAGACTTATCCAAGAACTCCGACCAACATGGGTTATTGGAGAGAATGTTAGTGGGCATATTAAACTCGGTCTCGACTCCGTACTTGAGGACTTGGCGAGTGAAGGTTACTCCACGAGGACATTTAGTATTTCAGCTTCTAGCATCGGTGCAAACCACAAAAGAGAACGCATCTGGATTATTGCCAACTCCAACGGCAGTAAATTTCTCGAAGAAAACAGCAGTGTACGATCCGAAGGCACCGAGTCTATCAGGTCGAACATTGGAAGTATTTGCGAAAACATATCCAAAACGAATGATGTGGCCAACACCAGTGAGGAGAGACTACAAAGACAGTGGGAAAGCAGTGGTGAATTCGCACAGAAACTCACTTCCACAAACTGTGGCGAAGAGCAACAAGAAGGAATGGGTAGAAAATGGTGGGAGTCTGAACCCAGAGTGGGTAGAGTGGCTCATGGGATACCCAAAAGGGTGGACAGACTTAAAACCCTTGGAAACGCAGTAGTACCACACATACCCTATTACATAGGTCAAGCGATTGTAGAAAGTTATCAATGAAAATAACCATTCCTTACAAGCCAAGGCCTTTACAAAAAGAAATACATAAAAGCCTAGCTAGATTCTCAGTCCTGGTCTGTCATAGAAGGTTTGGTAAGACAGTCTTGACAGTCAATGAACTGATTAAGAAGTGCTTACAATGTAAGCTGCCGAGACCTCGGTATTATTATATAGCACCGACTTACAGCATGGCTAAGAGAATAGCCTGGGATTATTTAAAATATTACACATCAGTTCTACCGAAGATGGAATATCATGAAACAGAACTACGAGCTGATCTTCCTAATGGTGGAAGAATACAATTACTCGGTTGTGAGAGACCACAAACCCTTAAAGGATTGTATATGGATGGTGTTGTCTTAGACGAGGTAGCACAAATGCCTCCCAAGATGTGGACTGAAGTTATTAGACCAGCATTATCTGATCGTAAAGGGTTTATGGTAGCGATTGGAACTCCGGCTGGACATAATTCGTTCTTTGATCTCTATAATCATGGACTTCAAGATGAGAGTTGGTACGCACAAAGTTTTAAAGCTAGTGACACAAAGATAGTCGATGCAGAAGAACTAGCAGCAGCTAAATCAATGATGCCTCCTGAGATATACGAGGCAGAATATGAGTGTAGTTTTGAAAGTTCTGCTATAGGAGCTATTTATTCACAATCATTAGCGAAAGCAGATACCGAAGGTCGTATAACAAAAGTTCCTTATGACTCTACTATTAAAGTAGATACTTACTGGGATCTAGGGATGCGAGATAAGACTGCCATATGGTTTGTGCAGCAAAAAGGTTCAGCAATCCACCTGATAGATTACTTTGAAGATAGTGGTGAGTCGCTAGAGTATTACGCCTCCGTTCTGGATGAAAGAGGATATATCTACGATACCCATTACCTTCCACACGATGCCAATGTCCGAGAGATTGGAACTGGTAAATCAAGATTAGAAATAGCTCAATCACTAGGATTAGTGACAAGCATTGTACCGAAGATGTCGATTGAAGATGGTATTAACGCCACCAGAATGACACTAGGTAGATGTTGGTTTGATTATGAAAAAACCAAAGATGGATTAGACGCATTAAGACAATATCGATGGGCAGTCACCGATAAAGGCGAAACAAAAAACAGACCACAACACGATTGGACATCACATAGTGCTGATGCTTTCAGATATGTCTGTACAGGATTACAAGAGACTAAAAATTGGTCATCAAGAATTGAATATCCACGATTAGGAATAGTATGAAATTAACAAAAGACAGATTAAAATCACTGATAGGGCAAGAGATTACAAACTCTTTAGGCTTTTATGGTGGACAGCTATCAGAACAAAGACGCAATGCGTTAAAGTTCTATTTAGGTGAACCCCTGGGCAATGAAGTAGAAGGTCAATCGCAAGTAAGATCCCAAGATGTATTAGAAGTAGTCGAGAGTATTCTCCCTTCGATGATGCGTATCTTTACGCAAGGTGAAAGCATTGTCCGATTTGAACCACAAGGCCCTGAAGATGTCGCTTATTCAGATCAAGCATCAGATTACATCAACCATATCTTTATGAAGGATAACAATGGTTATTCTATTCTACATACAATGTTTAAAGATGCTCTGATCTCTAAAAATGGTTTTGTTAAATACTATTGGAAGAAAGACAAAGAACAAAAGCAAGAGTCTTATGAAAATCTCAATGAAGCTGAATACCAGGCATTATTAGCAGATACCGAAGTTGAAGTTGTAGAAGTCGAAGATACAGCAACAGAACTAGATATTGGTAATATCGATATGATGGAAGCTACCTACAATGTGACTGTCAAAAGAGTAAAAGATTATGGTCGTGTTGTTATTGAGAGTGTACCCCCTGAAAGTATGCTTATTAGTAAAACAGCGACTTCATTAGAAGATTGTAACTTTATTGGTCAACGAGTTTTTAAAACAAGATCAGAATTAATTAGCATGGGTTTTGACAAGAAGATTGTCAATGAGCTGCCTGTAGCTGATGAAGAAATTTATAACACAGAGGCAGTCACCAGAAGATCATATGACGATGAGACCATGCCTCAAGAATATCAAAACATTGATCCTTTATTGACACGAGTTTCGATTGTCGATTGCTACATGAAATGCGATTACGACAATGATGGAATAGCAGAACTAAGACACATTGTAGTGGGTGGTTCAGGCCCTAATGCCTATCACATCTTAGAGAATGAACCCATTGAACAGATACCTTTTGCTACTGTTACTGCTCTTCCTATGCCACATCGTTTTTATGGATTATCCATATACGATTTAATTGGCGATGTGCAAGAGATTAAGACTACCCTCCTAAGGCAAACTCTTAATAACGCCTATCTACAAAACAATGCTCGTACTGTAGTTGTAGATGGACAAGCAAACATTGACGATCTCCTTACTTCCAGAGCTGGGGGGATAGTACGAGTCAAGTCTCCCAATGCAGTCACCCCCCTAGCTTCCCCTAACTTTATGAGTCAAGGATTAGCGATGTTAGACAAAGTAGATAATATTCGTGAGTCACGATCAGGTGTATCAAAAGTACAAATGGGATTAGATGCCGATCAAATCAATAAATCACATACAACTGCAAGTAGTACCAATGTGATGATGAACGCATCGACACAACGAATAGAACTCTATGCAAGAAACTTTAGTGAAGGTATTAAAAGAATGTTTCAAGGTATCTTGACATTAGTTTGTAAGTACCAAGATCAAGAAAGAATAATTAAATTACGCAATAAATTTGTACCGATGAACCCTCGAGAGTGGGTAGATCGTTATAATGCAACAGTCCAAGTTGGACTCGGTACAGGATCACAAGATCAACGACTCGAAGTATTAGGTCGTGTTTTGGCAGTACAAG